GAGTTCTTCCATAAACCCTGGATAATCAGTTCCGTGTAATCGTACGTTGTTCCTGGCAACCAAACGCTATACGGGCGATATCCACCACCCATCCCACCCCACCTGTAATGCCCATAATTGTCGATCATGCTGGATTCCAGGCCATATCGGGTACAAAATACATTGATTATCATAATTGCCGAAATACTGATTATCACATGTGATTTAGTTGTGATGATGATGGTGTGGTGGATCAATCAATCAAAACGAGAATAAACTTCACACCAGCCGATCCGGCTGGTGCTTTGCTTTCTACTGATCAGGGGCTTCACGCCAGCCGGATCGGCTGGTGCTTTGCTTTCTACTGATCAGGGGCTTCACACCAGCCGATCCGGCTGGTGCTTTACTTTCTACTGATCAGGGGCTTCACACCAGCCGATCCGGCTGGTGCTTTGCTTTCTACTGATCAGGGGCTTCACACCAGCCGATCCGGCTGGTGCTTTGCTTTCTACTGATCAGGGGCTTCACACCAGCCGATCCGGCTGGTGCTTTACTTGTTTCCATGACGCCCCACACAATTCGGACACTTGGTTTTTGTGACGCAATTTCGCGATTTTTTCCGAGCCACCGCCCCAGGCGTGTCGGCCTTGCACGTACTAAAGACAACCCTCAGAATTTTTTAAAATAAAAAAGACTTTTTTTGCGTGTACATGATAAAATGGGGTTTATCCAAAGGAGGTCTCATGGAACCGATTCTTGTTAGAGAAGCCGTAAGATCCTACTCGTCGGGCATTAAGATCAACCTGTATCAATGTGGGTTTTGCGGGTCAGAATTTGAATGTACGCTTGGAAACATCAGGCACGGGATCACCAAGTCATGCGGATGCCTTAAACGTGGCCCGAAACCTGCAACGAAACGCAAAGTGTCAAGTTGCAGACTGGGCCGACCACCAAAACCTGATCTGATCGAGAATTCGCAAAACGCTCCAAGGTTACTCAAGGCGTTCACATCGCAGACCCCTGGCGGCGGCAAGAAGAACCTGTATGAATGCGGCTATTGCGGCACAGAGTTTGAGTCAACGCCAGGAAACGTGCGGCATAGCATCACCAAGTCATGTGGATGTCTGAGAAAGCGTTATCATGCAACTTTTAAGTACTGTGGAGGGGGAGTAAAAACTCACGGCGAGTCAAGTGAGAGGCTTTACATTATATGGTCTGGCATGAGGCAAAGGTGTAAACCCGGTCAACACACATCCAAGAACTATGGTGATCGTGGAATCACTGTATGTGAGCAATGGCAGAAGTATGAGTGTTTTCGCGATTGGGCTTTGCAAAGCGGGTATTCCAGCGAACTGACCATAGATCGTATTGACGTAAACGGGCATTACACGCCTGAAAATTGTCGGTGGGCGACACGGCAGGAGCAATCGCAAAACAGAAGATGCAACCAATTCACAAAGAACGACATACAAGAGATAAGGAGGCTCTGGGGGAACGGAGTAGACTGCGTCAGAATAGCAAGGAAATTTGGTCTTCCGCGATCAAGCAGATCTCACATACTAAATATCGCTAAAGGGAAGAATTGGTCGAATATTAGCGATCAGTAGCCGCCCCCCCCACTCCCATCTTGTTATGCACACCTGCTTATGTTATGATATGTATATGGGATTATACGGATCGTTCAAATCGCTGTTTCGAGGCAAAACGCCCTACTCCGGCTGGGGTGGGATGGGTGGTGGATATCGCCCTTATAGCGTTTGGCTACCAGGAACAACGTACGATTACACGGAAATGCTTATCCAGGGTTTATGGAAGAACTCCACGGTCGCTTCCGGTATCGACTGGCTTGCCAGAAACTGGTCCGTCCCAAATTTACAAGTGGTGCGAGTGGATGACGAAGGAATCGAAGATCCAATCCATAATCACCCTGCATTGACATTGTTACGTCGTCCTCACCCTTATGTGGGTGAAGCGGCGTTTGTCGGTGCATATGTCAGGGACGCAAGCTGTTACGGCAATGTCTGGATCGAGAAGATCAAAAATCGCCTGGGCGAGCCAGTGGAGTTGAAGATCTGGAGGGCTGATAAAGTCTCTCCGCTCTATCCAACGGACGGATCAGATTACCTCACAGCCTGGCGATACAACATCAACGGGAAAATGCTGGACGTTCCTGCGGACAGAGTGATTCACATCCGTCGTTATATCGACATGGATCAGGATCGGGTCGGCTGGAGTCCTCTGATCGCCCATGTGCGTGAGATTGCAGTTTTAAATGAGGCGTCCACCTACACAGCCTCTCTGCTTCGCAATTTTGCGGTTCCTGGGCTGATTGCTACCCCCAAGGGTGATTTCACGGTCTCCGAAGACGATGCCAAGGCGATCAAATCCCGGCTCAAGGATGCCCTCACAGGTGACCAGCGTGGAGACCCCACAGTTTTGACGGGTGCTTACGAACTGCACAAGATGGGATTCACGCCGGAAGAGATCGGTCTGGTAGAGATTCCCAAGTCGGCACAGGCTACGGTCCTCGCGGCAATGGGGCTGAACACATCGGTTCTGGGGCTGAACACAGACAACACAGGTGCTTACGGAACCTACGCAGATGCCATCAGGGCAGCATACGTCCACGGGTTGATTCCGCTCCAGAAGGTTTTTGCGGACGAGATGACGCACCAGCTGTTGATCGACTTTGAAGATCCTGATGACGTGAGGTCCGGTCGGATCAAGTTCACATTTGATTATTCGCCTGTAGAGGAGCTTGATGACCGTGAACAGATTGCAGCCAATCGGGCGATTCGTCTTCTCGGTGGTGGAGTTATCACTATTAATGAGTCTCGCGATATCGTTGGCTACGGCAAATCTGATTCACCGGACGCTGACTCGCTTGGTATCGCTAGGGATGAAATTCGCAACGAGATTCTACCCCAGGCTGATCCAGCTAAAACAACGGTTTCTGAAGGCGACAACATCGGGTCGGTAAAGGTTCCTGCCAGCACAGGCGAACGGTCCAAGATCGAGGGCGAACGCAATAGCGATTCTCTCTCCCCCAGTCGATCAGGGGTGAACAAGGCTTTGGTCCAGTCTTATGTGAGCTTGCTGGCAGAACTGGAAGAATACGAGTCACGCGAGGGTTGGACAGACATCGAGGAGGTCTCCTAAGGTGGCAGATTTCATCCAACTCCCAGCAACGCTCAATATCTCGGCTGTAGCTGGAGATGACGTACAGATGGTGGTCACGGTTGTTTCGGCGACAGATTGCTCGGATACGGTCAACATCGCCAACACGACCTTTGCTGCGGCTTTCAAGACGGCAAATGCGACCTACAACGCGACCACTTCGGCCAACTCTACGACAGGGAAGGTCACGGTGACATGGTCAGACACTCAGACGACTGCCGCAGGTGCTGGTAGCTACAAGTGGTGGATGACGTTTACGGATAGCGATATCACGAAAACCCGTCTCGCTGGCAATTTCCTGGTGATCCCCCGTGGCTGATCCAATCCAAGTCAGGGTTCGTCTCGAACCTCCCATGAATGTCGCTGTTTCGCCCACGAATCATGTGGGTCTGGTTGCACCTACCCAGGATCAATACCGCATCTCTGTTTTGGTTGCCGAGAAGGGTGCTAAGGGCGATACAGGCGTAGCAGGCCCACAAGGCCCAGCAGGGCAGAACGGAACGACCTATACCCTTCCCACGGCAAACGCAACTGTTTTGGGTGGCATCAAGGTTGGCGGGAACCTGTCGATATCGAATGGTGTTTTATCAGCTGTTGGTGGAACAACATCACTTCCATTTGGAAATATCACCAGCACGCCAACGACATTGGGTGGATATGGAATAACGGATGGCTTGACAGCATCAAACCTTGTCCCTTACCTGCTATCTGCGACAGCGGCATCGACATATTCGGTGATCGGCCATACGCACAGCATTTCCAATGTCACAGGCTTGCAAACAGCCCTTGATACCAAGTTGGCGACAGCAAACTTTACTTATTCCAATCTGACAGGCACGCCAAGCACGTTTCCTCCATCGGCTCACAGTCATACAATCTCAGATGTCAGCGGTTTGCAAACAGCCCTTGATTTAAAACTGCCTTCGGCGAACTTCACTTACGCCAATATATCAGGCACGCCAGATCTGGCAGCATATGTCAAGAAAACACAGGCATCCACGCAGACGATTGCCTCCACAGCATCCTTTGGCAGCGACAGCAGTTCTTTGACCTTGAATTCGTCGTCATATGCCATGACGGTCAATACTCTTGCAGGAACAAGCGTCCTGTCAGTTACGCCCACATCAGCAACATTGGTCCTGGCGGGTGGTGGAAACTGGTCTGCAAACAGTATTTTGACGCTGGGTTATGCTGATTCACGATATTTGACAACATCCAACTTTACTTATGCGAATCTGACGGGCAAGCCGACATTTGCAACTGTTGCAACAACAGGCAGTTATACCGACCTGAGCAATAAGCCGGCCTCTTACAGCTTGCCTACAGCAACAAACGCAACTCTGGGTGGAGTTATTGTTGGGGATAATCTGACCGTTACTGCTAACGGGGTTTTATCTGCTCAGGCGGGTGGTGTTACGGCGTTCAATAATCGGACGGGAAATGTCTCTTTGACATCTTCGGATGTGACGACAGCACTGACATACACGCCACTGACATCCTCGACTGCTTATTCCAACCTGTCATTCACAGGCGCATCGACATCCAGCCCATTTAACTTTAAGATTCAGAATGCCAACGGATCAAAATCGATTTCGATGCAGTCGATAACCGCTGGCACATCAGATATCTTTTTGTCAACATCAAGCACTCGTGCTAACGGGCAGACAGACACGTATTATCCGTTTATCCGGCTGTATACCGATCCTGTTTATCCAGACATTAACGAAGGCAGGTTGCTTCTTCAATACAATTACACAGCAAATGCCAGCACTGGGCCTTATTACAACACTTCGATTCAAATCAGCAGGACAAAAGCCGAGTTTTTTGCTCAAAGTTATGCTTGGACAGACAATTCGCTGATCACTCGCTCGTATGCTGATTCCCGATATCAAGCGGCAGGAAGCTATCTAACATCCTCGGATCTCTCATCGTATTTAACGGTCGCAAATGCTGCGGCAACTTATTTACCGACATCGAGCTTCACCTATGCCAATCTGACCGGAACTCCCACGCTTGCAGCAGTCGCCACATCAGGCAGTTACGCAGATCTAGCCAACTTGCCAACGATCACAAACACATTTAACGGTCGATCTGGTAATGTCACTCTGACTGCAAACGATGTAACGACTCTGGTAAATGCTAATTACTTGCAAGTCTACAAAGACACTCAGGCGAACGAAAGCAGTTTGACTCAGTTTGGTTTGTCCAGTTTTGTTCAGTCAGGATCTCTTGGTTCAGGCTATTCCCGAGGCTTGTTGACAAGCAATGTGTCAGGCACGACAACACGATCCATATTTGACGGTAATGTTTACCAGAGTTCGGCCACTGCTCGATATCCAGCTTACAAGCGGATTGCTTTCAACAGTAATAACACTTCGGGAGCGAACTCGACAGGACGCATCCAGGTTAATGATTACGGTGCTGTTTTTATTGACTCACAAACTTCTACATCTGGGAGCAATATCTCCAGGGTATCTGCTTTTAGCGCAGGCTCGGCAACTTCCTTTCAGAATTCAGGAGACATACTCCTAACTAGCCCGGGTGTCAACTTTTACGCTTACAAGTCAAATAACGATGGTAGTAATGTCGGGGCTGAGCAAGGCTCGTTTGGTGTAAGCGAGATGCAACGAGGGGTTTCTGGCCCAAACGGCACGTACATCAGCCGACCTTACACCGTCTCGTTTGAGTCTCGAAATACCTGGCCTGTTGCAGATACAACCATATCGTACTCGTACACGCCAAATTACAGAACATACATGACGATTGGGGATTCCGCTGAACTGTTCTTTCAGAACCACGGGAACCTCACGACCAGAAATCCCACATGGACATCAAACTCGATCTTGACGCAAGGCTATGCTGACACTCGATATGCTGCATTCGGTAGTTCTGGTGGCAGTGGTGCGATTGATGGTGGAACAGCATTTGGAAGCGACAACACGTTTGATGGAGGCATTGCAACAGGATGAGCAAGATACAACTCAGGCGTGATACCGCTGCCAACTGGACATCGGCCAACCCAACGCTTTCGCCAGGCGAACTGGGGTTTGAAACGGACACAGGGAAATTTAAAATCGGCAATGCTGCCGGAACGGTCTGGACATCGCTGGGTTATGCATCCATTTCGGCATGGGCTGACATTACAGGCAAACCATCGTTTGCAACGGTTGCTACCTCAGGCAGTTATGCAGATCTTAGCGGCACGCCAAACCTGACGTTATACCTGACAACGGCAAACGCATCTTCAACGTACCTTCCATCGGCCAACTTCAGCTACGCCAACATTACTGGAAAGCCTACTCTGGCTACGGTCGCCACCTCGGGAAGTTACACAGACTTAAGCAATACGCCAGCGTCCTACAGCCTTCCTACAGCATCGACAACGGTTCTGGGTGGAGTTAAAGTCGATGGAACGACCATCACAATTTCCAGCGGGGTAATTTCTGCTGTCTCATCGTCTTACACGCTTCCGATGGCATCGGCTTCCACGCTTGGTGGTGTTAGGATCGGCTCAGGGATCAGCGTGGATCAAGGGAACGGTTTTCTCAATACCGATGTCAGGCTCACCACAAACACTTTCACAGGCACGCAAAACCTCGGTGGCAACCTGATCACTCAGCCAAAGTTACAGGCATACAGAGAAACTAGTACAGCCCCCACGATTTCCAGCGGCACCCTTACTCTTGATCTATCAGGTAGCAACTTCTTTGCCGTCTCGCTTAATGCCGCTATTACAACTCTGACGATCAGCAACACCCCATCAAGTTCTGCAGCCAGTTTTACGCTGGAATTTACAGCAGATGGGACAGCTCGGGCAGTGACTTGGGGAGCGGCCATCAAATGGTCTGGCGGAACTGCTCCAACTCTGACCAGCACCAGCGGAAAGAAAGATGTATTTGCATTTTATAGCAACGATGGTGGAACGAATTGGCAGGGTTTTACAGGAGGTCAAAACTTCTAATGATTGCCAACATAATCAGGAATGCAAAAAAGACTCCGACTGTCACAGACCCGTATGGCTCATTACCTGTCTCTGGTGCGGCTTTATGGCTTGCTGGAAATGACAGTTCAACGCTTTACACAGACGCAGGAAGCACTGTGGTCTCCCAGAGCGGCGACCTTATTTATCAGTGGAATGACAAATCTGGCAACAGCCGACATGCAATTCAGGCAACAAGCGGCAGCAGGCCAACTTGGGTTACACCTGCAAACGCCAGAAATAATTACGGAGCGGTTGCTTTTAGTGGAAACAAAAGAATGAATTCTTCGAGCAGTGCGTTCAGTTTTGGGGCGAGCAACTTTACTGTTGAATACTGGTTTAAAGTTAATGTTTTCCCGCCGACCTCGGGCGCAACCTTTTCTCAAGTTGTCGGGGATGCGACCAGCTCCAGCAACATGGCTTTTGGAGTTGTTTGGACTGGATCAAAATACTCGCTTTACGCCACAACAACTATAATAGGATACGCTGGATCTACATCGTTGTCTGCAAATACTTGGTATCACGCCGCTTTTGTAAGGCAATCAGGGACCTTAAAGCTGTACCTTAACGGCGTTTTAGATGGCACGTATACTGTTGCAACATCCATGGGTAGCACGGCTTGGACTGTGGGGGTAAATCCGGCAGGCAGTCTGTTTTTCAATGGGCATTTACAGTACATCGCTGTTTACAACGGTCAAGCACTCTACACCGCAAACTTCACCCCGTTTATGTCATAAGGAGCAGTCATGCAATATTGCCAAGTCAGTCCAAACGGCATCTCCAGCCCACAGTGGCTACCACAGTCCTTCACGACTGTTTCCAATTTCAACGCTTTGGACGATGCGAGTTTAGCCACATACGGCTATTACCCATACACCTCGTCGCCCATACCATCGTTTAACCCTGCAACGCAGCGGCTTTCTCAGAGCTTTGCTTTCGATGGCACATTCGTGAGCGATACGTGGACGGTCATTAATCTGACAGCCGAAGAACAGCAGGCTTATGTAATCCAAAGACTCACTGAAATCGGTAATGGCATCGGCTCGTTTCTCGACCAGGCAGTTTCGGTAAAGCAATACGATAGCATCCTTTCAGCCACAAGCTGGACGCTCTCAAACATCACGACCTACAAGTCTGAAGGTGATGCCGCAATCGCTTATCGCGACTCCATCTGGAGCTTGTTTTACGGCATGGTTCAGGCTGTTCAGGCGGGTACGCAAGCTGTGCCAACCGTGGGCGAATTCTTCGCATCCCTTCCACCTCTCTGGCCCACAAACAACGGCAACGGAACCTCCAACGGAACAGCTAACGGGCCAATCTGATGACCTTCAATAATGCTGCCAAAAACTTCATCGCACTCATGGCTACTGCAAGCCTGATTCTGCTTGTCGATTTAATCAAGTGGCAGATGGGCGAAATGACGTGGAGCGAAGCGATCTGGGAAGTCAATCAGCATTCACTCAGCTTTGCTCTCGGAGTAGGAATCGTCCTGGGCCACTGCTTCACCGTTCCAAAGGGGCTAAAATGACCGCACGTGAATTACTCGACTGGCTTAGGGGCAGACCCAAGATCACGCCAGAGGAACTGGCAAAACGAGCTGCACGGCAAAAGGCAATCGAGCGGTATTCAGTGGACTCCAGAAAGCACGCCCAGTTGGTTACCCAGCTCGTCAATGTGCCTCCACCAGTGTTTCAAAACTATCTAGACGATCCGAACTACGTCTGGAACCCCAGCGTCATCCCAGTGCCACCCAAACCAAGGCCGATCTGATGAACCAGTCGTCAACTACACCTACGCAGCACGCCTAGAACGCATCATCGACGGTGATACAGCTGTTCTGCTAATCGACCTCGGCTTTGATGTCGCCACAACACAGCATGTTCGCTTCAAAGGCTACAACGCCCCAGAAATGCATAAAGCTCACGCAGCAGAAGGCATACGAGCTAAAGCTGAACTAGAAGTGCTGTTATCAGGCAAACAACTGGTGATCACAACCACTCAGGACTTTCAGCAGACATTTGCTCGTTACCTGGCTGATGTCTATGTGATTCACCAAACGGGCATCGAATCTGTGTCAGAACATATGATCAAGTCTGGATTCAATGTGAAACAGGGGGATTGAAGATGAGCGAAGACGAACTAAAGAATCTGCCGAGCCTTCAGGGCTACATCAACGTCGAAGAGCTTAAATCAACGCTCCTAAAGGCGTTCGGAACAGGCTCGGTTTCAGCTTTGATTCTAACCCTTCTGACTGTCATACTCGAAAACCTCAGCAGGATTTATGTAGGACCGGCGGCAGCAATTGTAATTTCAGTCGCATCCGCTTTGGCGGCACTGATTAAGGCTCATCAAGTCGGGATGAAGTATTTACAAGAGGGTCAGTGACAGGTTATAATATGCTTATATGAAGAGGCCTAGAAATGTCGTCTTCCGTCGCCACCGTGTCAGCATACGACCGCACCGCACCCCAAGACCCCAATCGGATCTTAGCGATGCAAACACCCGACCCCTCGTTCGACCTCCTGAACCCCAATGTGGGATGGGTGATCGGCCCAATTGCTGTCACAACAAACTGGGTGGGGGCCAATCTGGTGAATGTCGATCTGAGCTGGGCAGAGTTGCTGTACAGCGTTGCGGCTGTGATATATGCAAGTGCGGGCTTAGTGAAGAGCTTCAAAGAGAAGCGGCAATCCAACTCCTCCCCGACATCCAAATCCTCTTCGACTGACAAAGAAGATACAATCGACCTGAAATAACCTCTGTCCCAGAAGGGTAAGGTGATCTAAGTGCCGGTTGGTCAAACGGTTCCATCTATCCGAATCACTTGAAAGGTGAGCAATCATGTTTATCGAAGCAGTTTTTCTCTACGCAGCACAGCCGGAATGCCCAAAAGGCAACTGCAATCCAGTTCAAACGGTCACGACAACAACTACGGCCGAAAAAACTGTGTCGCCGCTGATCACTCTGCCACCTCGCCCAGGTAATGGTGGTCGTCGCCCAAGGCTATTCCTTTTTAATCGCAAGCCAGCGGCAACGCAAATGAATTACATTTACATCTGTCCCAACGGGGCATGCAAATAATGTTTACCCAACTCATCATACGCCTGATGACCCCACTGATCGTGGAAGTGATCAAGGAACTGCTACAGCAACTTGCCAGGGGCGAAGTCGTAAGCCTCAATGAGGAAACGGTTAAAGCCGCAATGGAGCAGCGTGAAGACGCTATTTCCAAAGCAGTAGCCGCAGCGACAGCTGGCCTGTGATACGGGTGTTAGCCACTTTCGGATACATCATACTTGGAATTCTTATCGGTTTGTCCTTGTGTCTCTACTGGTCCATGGATGACGACTGGTACGAGAAGTGGGAACACCAGGACAAGCCGGAAGGGTGGGATTGATTATGCTTTTTGCTGCATTGATGCTACTTGGGCAGACCTCGATCCCCTCTTTCAATGTACCTCCGGTAACGGAAGTCTCCGTTGTTTTTGTAGATCGCGGTAGGACGTATGTTGTCGGGACACAATCTGGAACAGTCAAGGCTTATGACGGGCAGGAAACTGACCCTGAAAAGAAGCCCGTTCCACCGAACCTGACAGGCCTTGCAAACGAGTTCTGGTCCATAGTGACCATTACTGTGCCTGACAAGACAAAACGCAAGCAAGGGGCATTAGCCCTTGACAAATCGATACAGATAACTGAAGCACAGGCTGGAGCGTTGGGCCTGGACATGGCTCAGATCATCGGAGTATTGGCAAAGAGTGCTGACGACAATGGCATTCGGACTTATTGGGCTGGCGTGGGTCTTGGCGATCTGCTTGCAAGCAAGGGATACAAGACACGCGAAGAACTGCTGGCAGCATTAGCTGAAATCAAGAAAGCCTGTGAGGAGTTGAGCAAATGACCCCTTACGATGCCCTCAATTTCGGTTTCGGCTGGCACAAAGATCCTCAGGAAGTCGCCCGAATCGTCTCAGAAAATGGAATTCAAGGCTTTTCCGCGACTGCTCCCCACCTCATGGACTCCGCTCCCACTGGGCCTGTCATACTGACAAAGTACATGGACATGGTCTGGGGTAAGGACAAATGGATTTACAATCAGGGTTCATGCGGCTCATGCGTTGCTAACGGTGCTGGAATGGCAGCAGAAATTCTTGTGGCCGAAGACATAACAGATAAAGGTGCTGAGAATCCAGGTCGCCTTGACTGCATGTCCATCTACTGGGGCAGCCGTGTCGAAATCGGTGGTGGAAGAATTTCAGGGGAAGGCTCGGTCGGAGCTTGGGCGGCCCAGTATTTACAGAAATATGGATGCCTCCCCCGTAAGAAATATGCATCCGTAGATCTTACAGAATACTCTGCTGCTTTGTGCTGCTCAGGCTATGCCCGAAAAGGCGTTCCAGACGATCTCGAACCAACGGCAAAACTCCACCCGATCAAGTCTTACGCCCAGGTTGACACATGGGATGAACTGGTCAGTGCAATTACTTCTGGCTATCCAGTCACAGTCGCTTCCGACCAAGGGTTCAGCTACAAGCGAGACGCAAACGGATTCTCAGCCCCCAAAGGTTCGTGGTCGCACCAGCAGATCATCATTGGGATTGACCTTTCGGACGAGTCCGCAGTGATCCTGAATTCATGGGGCAACGACTGGATCTCAGGCCCGAAACCCGACTGGATGCCCGCTGGAAGCTATAAGATCCGCAAGAAAACTGCGGAAAGCATGCTTAAAGAAGGCGATTCCTGGGCCTTGAGTAATCTGGCTGGCTGGCAACGCAAAGAAATCCCTTGGGCGAAACTCAATTGGTAGCCTGGACTCTGTTCCTGCTGTATTTCCATCTGTACTTGATCTTCAACACAATCGCTCTGGCAATAGGGACCATCAGACATGCCTCAAGAACCAGACGACGACGATGAAGTCACAAAGAAATCCTCGATTGACTCGCTTCTGGTGGATCTCGAGCAGATTGACGTTCAAGATAACGAAGGCTTTCAAGCCTGTGTCCTGCATCACTCCCGATTGCAATCGCTTCTTGGTGTCTGGCTACATGCCTCTCAAATGCAGTTGAGCAGCGAAGACGACCTGGTCATGGACGAACTCAGGCAGCAACTAAAACTTCTCTTAGCCGATCAAACCCACGACAAATACCTGAAGACAGTCAGCGTGTTTCGTGCAGGAGACTACACGGCAGAACCGGAAAAGATTTAGTTTGCATCAACAATTGTTTATCTGTTAATATATATAGGTGAGTGTCTATCCATTGCGAGGAAAATATCGTGTCTGAACCGGAACTAAGTCTGGTTTACAAGCTGGCCCCAGCACCGAGGGTTGATAATTCCGACTCTGGCGGGTTCGCTGGCTATGCTTCGACATTCCATTTCCTTGATTATCATGGCGACATTATCGCACCAGGTGCTTACAAGGCTGACATCCAGAGGTTTATGTCTAAAGGGTTTATTGGTGGCGTGAATCACGACCATGCAAATCCTATCGGCAAGCCAGTCGAACTCTTTGAGGATGCCAAGGGGCTGTTCCTCGAGGCGATTTTGGTGGATACGGTCAAAGCCCAGGAAGATCGCAAGCTCATCACGTCAGGCGTTGTCAAGGAATTGTCGGTGGGTATTATCCCCCTGCAAATCAAGCGAATGACGAAGAAGGACACGCTCGACTATTGGAAGAAGGCTGGTTACAGCCCATCCGAAGAAGAGTTAATGCGAGCCGAAAGCGGTTCACGCCTGATCAAACGAGCCAAACTACTGGAAATCTCTCCAGTCGCACTCGGTGCAAACGAGCAAACAGCCATCTCGTCCTTCAAAGCTGGGCGAAAGATCTCGCAGACAACGGCAGACCTACTGGCTCAAGTGTGCGCCCAGGTCAAAGCCTCTTACGAAATGCTTGAAACTCTGCTTGTCGATGCCGGAATCAAATCCGAATCGGAAGAAGAAGAAGCCGAAGCTCCGGCCCAGGCAAAAGTTGCAGTTGAAGACCCATTAAACGACCTTCTCGAAGCGTTTCGCGCCTACATCAAGGAGTAATCCCATGG